GGCAAGGAGGTGCACTGCCAAAGTGCACCCCCTTGGAAGAACAAGGTCCTACGTTTCTCACCTTACGGTGTCATACTAATGGGGTTCGACAGATCGTCGAGGTCCTCGTAGTATGATTAGAAACGTAGGCAAAGCCTCCAAGAGGAGGACCTTGAATCCTCCTTGCGTAGCTCTCGCGAGCTACCCCTGCTCCCTTGGGAGCAGGGCCGTGTACCTGAGCTTGATGTCGACGGCATCAGGACGTCCATGACGTTCAAGGTGATCAATGTCGAGAACTGGCTCATCCTCGAGTAGCTCACTGAGCCAATCGATGGGCTTCTTCCGAAGCTCCCGATTGTTAGCTCTGCGGGCTGATGACAGGAACACCTTTTGCAGGGCCCACACATCATCCAGATGTGAATCCGGAAGGGTGGCTACGACCTCGTATCCCTTGACAAGAGGGATCTGCAGGTCTACGCTCCACGTGCTTGCCTTTGCCGCGAGAAGCGGCGCCGGTATGCACGTGTGGCGACCCAGCGTGGGAGAACTGGGAAGTACATCAGGATACTCTTTGAGAAGAGGCCTGATGATACTGTCCAGATATCGTGCCGTGCGCCACAAACCCTTCGCGAAGAAGCGGTTTCGAAGCGACACTAATGACACGACCTCCAAAACGTCACGAAGTCGTGTGGGAAACAGCCTTCTTACGCGGACGATACTAACATCATCGCCTGCGAAGAAGTCCCCACCGCAAGACTCTCTGAAACGACCGTTCCAGTAAGACTTGCCGCTGTTCACAAGAGCACCGAAATGCTCGAGTGACGCGACGACTTCACGCACATATTCGACGGGGACAATGATATCGTCCCCGAAGACACGCACCCGACCCTTTAGGGATTGGACATCCCGTGGGGTCAAGCGCCGGTTGAGCGCTCGCTCAATCCCAAGGAAGACGCAGGTCACGAAGACCATGGCTTCCACAGGAAAGGTGAGAGCTGAACCCATAGACGCGAACTTCCCCAAGCGATGAATCACTTGTCCTTCGGGAAGGTCAACAGCAGCCTTGCGACTGCGAGTTGCATCAACCGCGGCAGATAGCCACGGAAAATCAACAAGCATAGCACGGACTAGCTGGTTTGACACTCTGTCGCTTGCATCGCTCAGATCGAGCGTCGCAAGGGTTCCATCTCTGGAACCGATTCGAGCCATGTCCTGATTAGGGACACGGTCTTTGAATCCCAAGAGTCCTGACGCGC